GCCAGATTGGGAAGTGGACTGTTGCGGAACCACCACGAATCCCATTCTGAGTGCAACATCGTACAGTTGATTCAAACTTTTTAAGGAACGGGACAACACCTGTGTGTTGTACTTCTCCACCTCTGATCTTACTGTTGATGCCACGGATTCTACCTGCGTTGATGCCAATACCCGCCCTCTGTGCAACGTATCTGCCGATAGCCATATCAGAACTAAAGATGCTATCGAGGGAGTCATCAACATCAACAAGAACACAAGAAGCAAATTGTCGAAGTGGTGTTCGCACTCCTGCCATGATTGGCGTGGGGATGTTGATCTTGTGTCTTGAGATTGCATTATAATACCGATGTATGTAATCTAACCTAGTATCTTTAGGATACTTGGAGAATATAGTTGCAGAAATTAACATGTACATGTACTGAGGAGTCTCATATAACTCTCCAGAACTTCTGTCCTGCACTAGGTATTTATCCACAACCTGCCGCAATCCAGCATATGTGAAGGTCATATCTCGTTCATGGTCAATCCAAGAATCAATCTTATCCCACTCTTCATCTGTATATGAATCAGAGAGTTCCTGATCATAGATTCCTCTCTGAGCACCAATTACAAGATGCTCCTGTACATGAGGGAAACCCTGATTCCAATCATCACCAAATACCTGCTTATAGAGACCGAACAGAAGCAGTCTCGCAGCAACGAACTGGTAGTTAGGGTACTCTAAATCAATCAGGTCAGAAGCAGACCTTACAAGGATCTCCTGAATCTCTCCAGTGGTAATGCCATCATAGAACTGGATGCCAGATTGAATCTCTACCTGAGAGGCAGATACACCAGCAAGTCCTTCACATGCTTGCTCTACCATGATGTGGATCTTATCTAGATTCAGTGGTTCAACAGAACCGTTACGCTTTTGAACTTTTGTTCCGTTGGTCATACTTTTTTCCATCCGTTAAATTTTACTTTGGCATTGAGTCCGTGGTAGGTATTGGAACGTACCACTTCTTGTACATTGAGTCCCGCAAGAACCATATCATTCAGGTCCTTTTCTTTTATCTCTGGTTTCCAGATTACTACTTTATCTCCATGGTCGATTGTTCTGGAGATTCTGTCGCAGATTTGTTTGTTACGTGGTTCGTTATCAAAAACGTAAATATAATCGCTCCAACCAAGCGTCCTAATATCAACGTCGGACCCACACATAGCAACAGCATTTTTGATAAACGTGGAGTCGAAGGGTCCTTCAACAATGTAAATGGGTTCCGAATCATCAATTTTATCAAGTCCGTAAATCTTTGGCGAGTCATCATTGAGCATTACAGTAATGTACCTAAGTTTGGACTTGGGGTTGAGTGCCCGTCCCTGGAACCCGAAGATTCCGTTCTTGTCTTTGAGTGGAATGATGATTCTAGATTCGTCATTCTCCTCATCATCAAACATCTGTTTTTGAGTATTAGTCCACTGTTTGAACCTTTCGCAGAAGTAAAACTCCCGCAGTAACTTGTCTGGTATTTGTCTTTTTTGTAAGTAGATCTTTGCCGGGTGAGAAATATTTAGTTCTGAAATTCTTGGCAGATTAAAGTCTTTTTTCTTGAAGTTTGGTTTACTACTAGGTATTACCGGGTTGGGTGTATTAGATGCTCTACCAGTCAATCCTGACTTGTATCGTTCCATCACATACTCATCATAGAGACCCACATCCTGGTCCTTCAGAAAGTTGGTAAAACTCTTTGAAGCACCACAATTGTGACACTTGAAGTTATGATCATTCTTATGCTTGTAGATGTAACCCCTGGTCTTGTTCTTATTCTTCTGCGAATCTCCGCAGTAGGGGCATCTGAAAGTATAAAGGTTCTCTTTTTTGCGACTAAACTTCTGCAACCGAACCGAAACCAGTCCGATATACTTGGAATCAATGAAACTCATTACAAGGGGACTACTTTCCTCGCTCTATTATACCCTGTTGTGACTGTGGTGTCAATAGATTTCCCATGACTTTCATCCCTGGAACGCTGACCAGAAATGAGATGACGATCAGACCACCGGCAATACTCCACATCTTCTTTTCCATAAGACGGAGACGGTCATCAATTAATCTAATGTCTCTCTCACATCCTTTCTTTATCTCCTCTGCCTTACGATTCACCTCACGGTGTACGCTATCTACTTTCTCAAAGAGAACTGCATCAATTCTATCTTGCTTCTCTAACTTCTCGTTATGAACTGCTAGGAGTTGTCCCATCTTTACAGAGTTATCTTGTAAGGATTCTACAACCCTTTCAAGTCTTTCTAGGATTGCTGTGTTTACCCCTGTCTCATCCATTCTTATCCATCCAGCGTTTTCGTGAACCAGGACCAAGACCGATTATCTTTTTTCGTTTCTGCATTTTACCCATAGGTGTTTCTTTACCAGCAGTGGGTCCTGCAGCAGGAGAGTCAGCACCAAAACCACCGCTAGCACCAGCAGCATTAGCAGACATCATTTCTTCGTAAAACTGATAAAAGGTTTTCATAAGTTGTCTAAGATATCCTTACAGTTAGAATCCACCTCTATCGTATGAATATGCGATATAGGATATAGTGGTAGTCTATCCAGATAAACTATAAAAGTTTTAAGGATAGACCACAGTTCACTATCTATTCTATAAAACAATAGCGGTGTGGTAGCGTCACCAAATATATTATAGAGGATGATAAAATGATTTAGAAGGAGAGGAACATTCATCTCCCCCGTATTTTTATATTTGTTGAGTAGTCTTTTGATCCACTTAAACCGCTTCATGTCATCATAAAAATCCTCCTGCGTCACTGCCTGAGGATTTTCGTAATGTTTCATAGCGAACATTATGTAGTTCGATTCATTGAGTTCATCAAATCGCATATCAAATAATCAGGTATCAGCTATCTGGTAGTTGTTGTTCATCAGCAGCGTCACCACTGATAGTGCTTCCAGCAACTAAGACTTCAGTCTTGACTCTAGTGTTACCGTGTTGATCGGTGTAGGAAGTAATTCCAACCCAACCAGCATGAGCAGGTCTGTACTGTGAATTCGCAGCACGAGCAACAGATTGCTCAGTGGTGTCTACACCGAAGATTTCAGTTCCAGCGTAGTTTGAATCACCCAGTGTTGAAATTGGTTTCTGTGAAATATCGTATGCAGCACCTGCGGGAACCGTGCCGAGTCCATTTGCACTCGACAGAACAATGGTGGTTGCGTTGGTTACGCTAGAGATGACTGCCTCTCCATAGGTAGCACCAGTTCCAACAATGATTACATCGCCTTCACTAATAAGACCAGCGGTATTGAATGTGGTTCCTGTTCCGGTTACGGTGGTTCCACTAATTGCGATTGTGCCGTCACTGTAGACGGAATCTTTATTGCCCCAAAGAGACATTACTAACTCTCCTTTATCCTTGTGATATATTGATATTTATAAAAAAAGGAGACCCTACTTTTTGGTCTCCTAATTATCAGCGTGCTTTGATTGCTGCTGATACTTGTTCTAACAGTTTGTCGTCCATATCAGTCTTAGTAAGTTTCACTGCCTTACCAAGAATAATCAAACAAACATCGATTAATTTTTCGCCAAGTTCCTCGTTCTCTGGAATCTTATTTACTGCATCAGAAATAATTTTTGATGCAAGTGGTAATAGAATTGACAACATAATTTTGCCTATGATAACTGGCTTATTTAGTGAAACTCTTTGTTTCTACGCTCATCCAAATATTCGATGATCTCTGATCGCCATTCCATCAATTCATTAAAGCACTCTTGGTTGTGAGCACATGCTCTGAGTTTACTATCAGGTTTCAATACGCTTTCATAAAATAACCCCAGAGCATCTCTGCGTTTTTGTTCTTTAGTGTTCATAATAACCTAAAAAATTAATTAGCAGTTCCAAGCCCTCAAACTCTTGGAAAGACGGTCTTCACCAGTGTTATTGGATGGTTTTTGGCGCTTACGCATCCCCTTCATTCTAGCACAGAATGATGCTCTTCTCTTGTTACCTTTCTTTTTGGATGGTGCTTTTAAGTCAGAACCAGGATTCTCTGCTTCATAAGACTTACGTCCCTTCTCATTCAGTCCACCTGATTCTGACTTACCGGACTTTTTTGTCCATGCTGCGCCTTCATTTACTTTTTTTTTTTCTTTCTTCTCTTTTTCTTTCTTCTCTTTTTCTTTCTTCTTATCCAGTTTACTCAGACCATAAGCAGTAAGTGCTCCCAGTCCTGCAGCTGCAGCACCACTCAAAACACCGCCACCCGAATGGACGATCTTATCTCCACCAAGAGGAAAATTGATTTTAGGATTAATAAGTTCATCAATTTGTTCAACTTCTTCATTCTTTGGGCGGCAATCATTTACCATTTTACCTCCCTTCATTTTCATTCCAACTTTCTTATGGGTGTCCCAGCACTTCTGTGCCTTCTCTTGGAACTGTTGGAATGTAATAGTTTCTGCAGATTCTGTTTTCACGTTCTTTGCTGCTCCTGTTCTATTTGGATTGGGGTCTTCTGATCGTTTTCTTTTGACTGCTGCTGCTACTTTCTTTTTACCGAGACTTGCTGCTTTGGATGAAGGAAGACATTTTGGTTTAGGACCATCTGCCTTTCCATCACCATCTTTATCATCGCGAGCACATTTGCCCACCTTCTCACCTTTGGTGTTGTATCTATTCCAACCACCATCTTTGAACCACTTACGTAGATCCTCCGATAGTCCTTGGTATAATCTCAGTTTTAAAATCTCGATATCCATAGGTGTCGTCTCCTGTCCTATTTAGATTTGGATTTACCGTAGTTAGCAGCACCTTTCTTACGGCACTGGACCAGACGACCAGAAGCATATGCGCTTGGCCATACCTTAGCAGATGCTTTTACTTTCTTGTAGCAAGCATCCTTCTCACCTTCACCTTCTTGAACTACGCCCATATCAGAACGCCAATCATAGTGCTCGTTCTTTTCTTTCTTCTTACCACCGCCAAGTGCTTTAGCAGCAAGTACTCCGGCACCAACAACACCTGCACCAATAAGAGCAGACTTACCAGGATTATTTTTTATAAAATCTCCTGCTGCTCTCAATCCCTTTGTTGCTTGTCCAGCTGCTTTGATTGGTTTGTTTACAGATTTCGCAGTGGCATTTGCCTTCTTTAGAAGGGGTGCCTCCAATTTACCTGGTTTCCTTAGTCCAGATCTTACGTTTGGATTGGCAGATGACTCAGGAGGGGGAACAAACTTATTCCAAGCATTTTGGACTGGGTTACCAGTATCTTTAAGGGGCACTTTAACTGGTGCCTTTTCTGATAGAAGATCACTTCTCCAATCAGAGAAACCTTCTTTTTTGGTTTTCTTGGTGTCCATGATTGCTTTGTCTCCATACTGAGCACGGATTTTGGACTTTACCATGTCCACTGCAGACATACCATCATATTTTTTAGAAGGTTTCTTACCAAATGTATTAGGTGTGTTACTAATTGGTTTCTTTGGTGCCCTTCTAGCACCCATACCGCCACGCTCTAATTGGCGATCCTTCATTGTATCTGATGCTTCTTCCTTAACTTCGTCCTTTTTCTTAACCTCGATCTTCTTCTTCTTCTTATCAAACATCTTGCCGATCTTAGCACCGACTTTTTCACCTGCGAGACCACCAGCAATACTAGCAGGAAGAGATCCGACTCCCAAACCAGCTACACCACCAACAACACTACCGGCAACGTCACCTACGACACCGCCAACCTTCTCACCCATTCCCTTTTCTTTATCATTTTTAATTTCACCTGCCTTAGCTGCCTGTCTAGAACCAGCCTTCATTCCAGCTTGTGCTCCTCTACCACCTCTCTTACCAGCAACTTTGATTCCTGCACGAGTAATCTTTTTCTTTGCTGCCTTCTTAGCACCTAATTTTACGGCTGCCTTCGCAGCATACTTTGCCGCCATGCCTGCGAGTTCATCCAGTGGTTCTGGTGTGATTACATCAACAGTTTCAATCTCAAGTGGTTTGTAATCTTCCATATCCTGAATCAGGATACCACCAGTAACTTCTTCCTTAACACTTGGAGAAATCTCAATCGTATTTTTGCCACGCATGACATCAATAACTTTGTTGATTTTATCCTCACTCTTTTTTTCAATCTCCAAAAGGTATTGATAGAACTCTTCGTTCATACCCTTACTTCTCTTGGCGATTAACTCCCTTCTAAACTTGGGATCCTTTCTTGCTCTTTGTGCGTCAGACATGTTACCTGAACCTGTAGTTGATGATTGGGGTTTTGGTTTGTCAACTCCACCAGCAGGTGGTAGTGCTTTTTGACCTGAAGGCAATGCCTTACGAGCAGGTTGAACCTTCTTATCAGACAATTTGGAAACTGCTTTCCTCACTACAGCCTTACCTACGGTCTTTGCTGCCTTTCTTACTTCAGGATTGTTTGCTGCTTTCTTTGCTAAATCCTTTGCTTTACCTGCTGCTCTCTTTACTGCAAGTCTCTTTGAACCCGATATCTTTTTGGGTTCCTCAACTTTTACCTTTACCTTTTCAACCTTCTGGTCAACAGGTTTTTTACCAGATGCCTTTGCTAAAGGATCTTTAGCAGCAGATGACTTGGTAGGTTTCTTAGGTTCTTTTGCAGAAGATGCCTTCTTCAAAGGATCCTCAGCAGCAGACTTCTTGGTGGGTGTTTTAACCTCAGGTTTCTTTTCTACCTTTGCTGCAGATTTAGTTTTTGGTGAAGCATCTGTGGATTTTGCTGCCTTGTCTGAAGAACTAGAAGCAGACTTAGAATCACCATCAGACTTAGCACGAAAGGGATTGAGTTTCCCCAACTTGCTCATCCTCCTACGATTCAATCTATCACCGACCTTCTTATCCCGTGCTTTATCAAGTTTATCATTACGCTTATCAATCTTACGCTCTTTTGCGTCTTCCTTTCCTTGTGCTCGCTTTGCTTTGGCACCAGCAATTCCAGCACCAATACCCTTTACTGCTGCCTTACCAAGATTCAATCCTGCTCTTGCACCAGCAACAGTTGATTTAGCAGCAGCCTTTGCTACTTTAAGTTCTGCAGATAGTTCACCCTCGTCCTTAGTGATCGAGACCTTAGACTTTCCTTTAGCAGCAACTTCCTTTGCACGAGACAGACTCTTCTTGACTCCTGCCTTTCGCTTATTAGCAATGCCTCTGATTTTTTCTAGTTTCTTTTTCTCTGATGCTTCTTTACGTTTTTTACGTGCAATTACACCAGCAGTCCCTGCCGCATTCTTTTTATCCTGAGCAGACTCTTTCTCTTTCGCATCTTTATCTGCAGATGCCTTTGCTCTCCTTGCTTTAGCATCAGCGTCATTCTTCTGCTTACGCTTCAAAGATCCAGCACGAATATCTAAATCTTTTGCTCTAAGATCAAGTTTGCGCTGCTTTGCCTGACTCACGGTCATCGTGTCGTCAAGCACCTTATTGGCGGCTTCTTTCTTTTCTTTTGGTGTCATTTCTTGCCCTTCTTAGCAATTGCTTTGCCGACTGCCTTACGACGATTCTTCAGATAACCATCTGACTTATCAACGTCACCGTCATTATCAACGTCAGCATCTTCCTGACCTACAGGATCAAGAGTCTTTTCTTCTAAGTCTTGAGCAAATTCTTTCCAGGACTTCATTTTCGCCAAAAAACAAGGAGTTGAAATTATTTATACTACTTCCTACCTACCTTTACAATGTAGCGTTTGTTGAGTTTAGAACCTGGAGTCATACTCTGAACATACTTTAAGAATCCAGCAGTTCCTACAAGAGTGTTTGGATGCTTCTTATCTCTCATCATTTTATTCATACTCACTTCGCTATACTCTTTAATATCCCTCAACCAAGACTTGAACATAATACCGTCTTCTGTCACACAGATAATATAGTTAGTTCCACGACGATTAACACGTCCAACTAAACCAGTGTTCAGGTTCTCTACAATATCACCGAGTCTAAAAATCTTTCCCTTTACATATGACTCACGCAATGACTCAGGGTCAAACTTAGGTGCGATCTGCCACAGTTCTTCTTTGATGCTCATTGACTTACGAACAGCATTGAACATTTCTTTCTTCTGGATGACCGTCATCTTATTGGGAACACCCTTAGAGAATGCATTGAAATCATCCTCTGCAGCATGTGCTCTCAGTTTAGATGCAGACATTCCTGATACGTCATCGGCATCTGGGTCACGGGCACCAGCAGAGACAACTTTAATTTCATCAAAGGCATATAAGTCAGAACCATTATACTTCTGAGCAAGACCTTGGAATTCTGCAAGACGGTCTTGACCAACCATGATGGTTACACTCTTATATCCGGCTGCATACTTAGCAGTCAGAACATCAAAGATAGTCTTTGCATTATTATCGTCAAAGATATTCTCCTCATAATCCGGGAACATCGATTTCATAAATCCAATCTTGGTCTTAGGATCAAGTGGATTCTTTTTCTTATCTTGAGTTCTACTAGGATATATTGCTAAATCTGCATCCTCTCTCTTTGCCTGAGTTGCTGCTGCTTTCAACAGTTTCTCATGTCCAATCGTAGGAGGATTAAAACGACCGAATACAATCACAGCACCAGTAGATTCTAGTGCTTCACCTTCCTCTTCTTCAGGTGCTGCTTGAGTTGCTTGTGCTGGTTGTTGCTGTGCAGGTTGCTGCTGTTGTGCTGGAGTTGCAGCAGCAGTCTTAGCAGTGCTTCTTACGGCATCTGCTCCTGCTTTCTTTTGCTTTTGCTTTTCTTCTTCTGCCTTTGCTTCACGTCCAGAAAAAACCTTTAATTTACCATCAACAGTCTTTGCTTTAAAATTACCCTGCTGATCATACCACCCACCGTGTCCGTCTCCTTTCAGACCCATTTTGCGGGCCTGAGAGGATACAGTCGTTTCTCCTGCTTCGGAAAGGAACTGACTGAACTTTTTCATAATTCTGTAAAGGTTTCCTTACGATACCGTTATACTGTATTTAGTAGTGATATTATATCACACTAATTATTTTTTATTCATCTGATTGACAGCCAATGCGCCTGCACCAGCAGTACCAGCACCGATAGCAGTTGCAGCAAGTGGATTCTTCTTAGCGAACTTGACACCAGATTTAACAGTATCGATTGTTCCTTGAGCAATCTTTGCTCCGGTTTCACCACCCATTGCACCCAGACCCTTTACTGCCTTAGCACCTTGACTAGCAAGACTACTAAGAGCACCTGCGATTTCATTCACGGCAAACTGTTGGATGTCATCCTTAAATACTTCGTGGATAGGATTACCTTCTGGTTCATAAGAAGATGCAATAGCGCCACCGGTTGCAGCACCGACTGTTCCGGCAACTAATGAACCACCAGCACCAGCGACTGCAGCAGAACCTTTTCTGCCTTTCTTAGCACCAATTGCTGCGCCAGTTCCGGCACCAACAGCACCACCAATTTTTGAACCGACACCACCGCCAACAGCACCACCAACAAGTTTACCGGCAATATTACCTACAGCACCGCCTGCTGCTGCTCCACCTTTACCTTCTTCAATATCAACATTGATGATTGCTTCAATCTCTTCAGCAGTGAACTTACCGGTTGCTTCCAGTTCCTCTTTCTTCATCTTCTTGCTAAATCTCATAGCTTGTTGACGTTGATACTGTTTTTCAATCTGCTTCTCGTCACGTCCATACTTCTTGGACTTACCCTGTTCGATTGATTCTTTGTCGGCAGCACGACCAATCTGTCTATCGATCTTAGATTGCTTTTCTTTATCAATAGGAATGAATCCTTCAACTTCATACTCTTCGTTCTTAGCACCAGACTTATGGCGAGTTGTGCCTGCTGAATCAACATAGGTTTCTTTCTCCTTTCTAGGAGTTACATAACCTACGCCAGGAACTGCACCAGTTTTACCTGCTGCTCTTGCGGCATTTCTGTCTGCTGCTCTTTGTGCTGCTCTCTTACGATTGCGATCATACTTCGCATCCTCTTCAACTTCTTCTACGTCATAGACTGCATTATATGCAGCAGTAAGAGAGTCAACTTCTTCTACTTCTGCTTCCTCTTTCTTGAACTGAGGATGATCATCAAGTTTCATTCCACGCTTCTTCTCAAGACGTGCCTTTTGCTTGGCGGAATCATTACCTCTAATATTTGTCTCTTCAAAGTGAGGGTTCTTTTGACCCTTCACTTTTGCCATATCTTTACGCGCCTTCTCGTTATTCTCTTGGCGCTTCTTCATATCAGTCTCAAGATAAGAAGAGTCCTTCTTTTCGTGGACGTTAGTATATGCTTCAGCAAGTTTTTGCAAGTCGTGACGATTCATCTTGATGTCTAAAACTATTTCCGTAAAAGTATTTATAACTTTCCAGAAACGATACCATCACCAACAACACGAACACTACCTTCTGGCCATCCTTCTTGCTCACATTTGAGATGCCAACGTGTCATAAGGACAACATTGTCTCTGAATGCACCTGTTAACATTTGACGACCCTTTACGGTCATACTAGAATAAAGACCGAATCGTGTCGCCCAAACATAGAAACACTCGTCAATAAGTTCTGCACCTTCGGGCACAATTACTTGGTCAGTTGCTGTCTGAATCATTTGAATCCTCTTTCTTTTTGTTAAAACCAAAAGGTCCTTCTTTATCATCTAATGCAAACTTCATTGCAATACCACCAACTGCTTCCATAACTTTAAGGATGTCCTCTGATTTTGCATCCTCTCCAAGTTCTTTAGCAACATACCAATACTTAGGCCAAAATGTTTCGCCTGCTTTTTGATAATCTTCAAGTGTTAGAATTTTCATTTTTTTGTTGTTTTAGTAATTTAAAGTACGCTTTGTAATATCGAGTCTTCATTTCTTCTAGAACTTCCATGTCCTCATCATATGCCATATATTTGAGCAACTGATAAGAACCTTCTAAGTCACTGATGAGTCTAAGAATATTAACGGGATCTCGTTTAAGACCACCGTGAGTATATTCACTAGAGTTGTTTTTAAACATCCAGTGCTGATTGAATCTGTTCGTCCAAAGCAACAATTGCGTTACGAATATCTACTGTACGTTCTGATGGAAATTCGTAACTATCTTGTTTTGTAGTACGAAAAAGTGTCTCACGTACTGCTGCGGCAACACGAATATCTAATTCAATAGTAACGGTTTTGTCGGTCATTTTCCACCTGTATCGTAGTTTAGTTTGTCGTCTTGATCTTTTAATTTACGCATACGAATTGTTTCGTGTAAGCGTTTAATTGCTTCTTCAGTTTCTGGGGTTTTATCATAGGACCATTCGTCCTTTGACTTTTTCTTTTTACCCATCAGACATCCCCATCAACTCGATTTTCAGAATGATGAACATCAAACTCTCCACCAGGATATCGTGCTTTGAGTTTATCAACATTCATTTCAATGACTTCATCAAGAGAAACATTGAGTCCCATACATGCTTGTGCAACATACCACATGATGTCTCCAAGTTCACGCTTCATGTGAAATAGATTTTCTTCATTAACAGGTTTACCTTGGAAGATAATCTTCTTTACAATCTCGGTAAACTCACCTGCCTCAGCAGACATTCCTACAGCAGCAGTAAGCAATCGCTCGGTAGGAAACTCTTGACCTTCAAGTTCTTGGATACGATATACGAAAGCTTCGTTATCTTTACTTTGTTCCGAGGTAACGCCATTTACAAATTCAAGGTATCGTTGTGTGTTTACAGTCATAGTTTTAGATTGTTTTTCTTCTAGTTGTTCACGATAAAATTCTCTAGTCCACCCATCATTGTAAGGTGAATTTGCCTGAATTTTAAGTTGCTGTTCATCCATTAGAATTTAAGCGATGCGAATTTCTTGGTGGTTCTTTCCTCATTATTATACTCCTCTTCCTGTCCGCTGTCAAGTATGTCGTTCTGTGCCGACTGCTCACAATCAAACAATCTCATCTTGGAACGGTCAATCCCCACAACAAACCTCTTGTTCATGTTGATATCGTTGTAACGATTCTTCAATTGCTTCACCATAATTTGTCCCAACTCCTCAAGCTCATCTGTAGAAATAAGGGCAAACATAAGATCAGCAGTAGCAGGGAGACCAAAGGACTCACTAGTATCAGTAAGCTCAACATCAGAGCTACCATAACCAGAACGAGTGGTCTGCGTGGCAGAAACGATAGGGACGTTTGCTTCACAAGCCAGTCCTCTAAGCTCTTCTGCAATAGACTTAATAGTTGTATATGAATTGACATTGCTGCCAGCGCGATATCGCGAGGAAGCACATATATTAAGGTAATCAATGAAAATAATATCAGGTCTAAATGATTTCTTAAGTGCAAGTTCATTAAGAAGTGCTTTAAAATGTCCACTGTGAGCACTCGCTGTAGGGTATTCTTTAATTATAAGTGAACCCTGTGTTTTTTGACAAATGTTAGAGACTTTTGTCTCGAACATCTGACGTGGGAGATCTGCAATCTCTTGAATGTTTACGTTTAGAAGGTTTGCGTCTATTCTTTCTGCAATCTTTTCTTCAGCCATCTCCATCGTAATATACAGAACATTCTTATTCTGCAGTAAGCAAGAAGCGGCAATATGACACATAAAGAGAGACTTACCCACGCCAGTACCTGCAAGAGCAACGTTGAGAGACTTATTACAAAGACCGCCCTTTGTGATCTTGTTGAAGAAGTCCAAGTCAAATGGAATCTTTTCCTCAGTCTGATGGTAGAAGTCGTATCGTTCTTCATAGTCATTTAGATAATCGTGTCCAATATGATTATCAAATGAAACTGCAAGAGCATCCGAAAGAATTGATGGGATAGCATCTCTACCTTTCTTCTGTTCTTCACCTCCGTCTGCAATACTAATTGACTCTACTAGTGCAAGATAGATTGCACGATCACGACACCACTTCTCAGCAGTATCGGTCAACCATTGCTTGTCGTTTGGAGCATGCTCAAGTTTAGAAAGAGATTCAATAGTCTGTTTGTATACTTCATCATTTAGGTCAGTTCGATTCTCGACCTCAATTAATAGAGCAGAAGTTGTTGGAAGAGTATTATATTTTACAATGAACTTTGATATCTCTGTAAAGATAATCTTCTCGTGATAGTTCTCAAAGTATTCTTCCCTTACAAATGGAAGGACCTTACGAGAGAAGTCCTCATTGAAGACCAGATTTTGTATGATTGTAGACTCAAT